TTCTGTATTGTAGTATCAGTACAATCAGGATAAGACACTTCAGCTTCTTCTTGGATAGCATGTCTATAATTAGCAGGTAAGTCTACAAAAGCACCATTTGGTTTATTCTCTAAGTTGTTAGTCAAAGCAGAAGCTCTATAGTTTGCTGTGATATTCTTTAAGTCATCTAGTCTCTTCTGAGTTTCCTCAAGACCTTCTCTCTTAAAGTTATTCCTAAATGCTCTCTGAGCAATAAATTGATCTTGAGCATCATTAAGTAGAATGTCAATTTCTTCAGCAATAAAATTGGGAGAGGACAAAGAATCAACCTTGTCCAACCCAATCTTAAATCTATAATGCATTTCTGCTACAGTCATTAAACTTCAAGTTTACTTTTTAAACTAATATATACTTCTTGATTTTCTGGCTTCTGTAGATATTCAATTGTCTCTTCTAAAGAGTATCCAATGATATCACCTCCCATCAGTAAGTATTTTGATCCTGATTTAGTAAGAGCTTTCTTAACTACACAGTCATCAATAAAAGCTTTCATTTTGAAGTTGGTATCTTTCAAAGTCTCCAAGAACAAATCTGGTCTTGTTTCAATGATCTTACCAATCTCAGCTTCTAACCATTCTGTAGTAGCATTAGTGGATGGTCTCTTCCCATGTACTTTAAGGAAGTTACCCATATCCTCATTTGTCATCTTACTAAACTCATTGTAAGCCTTTCTCTTAACACTCACTTCTGCAGCTTTTGCTTTTGACTCCTGAATATCAGAAGTAATTACAAAGTTAGCAAAAGGAGAATCATGTTTCTCAGCTTCTGAATTAGCCACCTCTTGGTCTGCCTGAAGTACTTTATAAGTTAAGTAATCTCTTGGGTTATCAAGTCTTAAAACTAAACCATCCTTTGGAATGTTAGTTCTAAAGTTCCCCCAGTAGTCTTTATTATACTTAGATAAAGTACCTGAGTTGAGACCGAGCTTTTTTTCAAACTCAGCCTCTTCCTCAGATGTTAATCCAGTTATAGGGTACCCCGAAGGGTCATTTTTAGGTACTAATTGTTCAAAACAATGGGTATAACGGTATTCTCCATCATGCCCCTCTGGCAACCAACCATTCTTTCTGAATTGCTTAACGGTTACAACTTCCTCTCTTAATTCTAGCGTTTCCATTGTTAAAATTTAATTATTACTTATTAATATTGAGCTGCATAAATCAACTCAGCACATGACATTGGGTTCTCAATGATTACCCCTTGGTTTGCCATACAGTGTAGTTCATACCCATCTACAGCAGAAGCAGCACCTTTGCTGAATGAAGAGTTAGGTCCTAATGGAGAAGTTGAACCAGCAATATGCCACATAAGTTCTTTTCTTCCTTTAGGGTATACTCTACGGATATTCTTCTTACCTTTGTGTGTACCAAAGTTCAAGATAGTGTATCTGTAAGACTCAACTGGTCCACCATCTGGGTGCATAAGTCTGTTAGATACTACGTTATCATACTCTGGTAAATGGATAAGAGTGAATTTGATTCCCTGTGGTCCCATGTACTCTCTGTACTGTCCTTGGAATCCTAAGTTTTGTCCTGAACCAGTGATTCTTCTTGAATCTAATGGTTGGAATCTAGCAGCATGGTTTTCAAGTGCTCTGTGGAACTGTACAAATCCTCTTTCACCAGTAAGAGCTACAAACTCTCTTTTATCTTCTGGAAGGATGTTGATAGACAAGTTCAAAAGAACATCTTCTAACCACTCAATAGTAAACTGCGTATATTGGAATTTATAAGCAGGAGAAATTTGCTGACGGATACCAGCTCCTTCAATTACTGGGAAACCAGAAGCTCCGTTCATATTATACAATCCAGATACTCCTTTGTTGCTTTCAGCATACATAAGGTTTCTGTTTTTCTCCTTGTACCACTGGCACATGAATTCCCACTCAGCATACTGTGTCCAGATCTTAGTAGACTTCATTGATTTTGGATCTAACATCTCAATAACCAATGGTCTGTCATGCATGTTACCTGGAATAGTATATGTCTTTCTCAAAGTAGAGAATGAGTTTCTCATCTTAAATGGAGAACTGAAGTGAGTTTCACCAGCAGTTTTACTAAGTGTCTTCTCTTGTGGAGAGTAGTCCTTACTTACTCTTCTACCAGCAGTCAATAGTGCAGGTGGAATAAATAAAGTGTTGTCTCCTGTCATGATTTGAACTCTGTAAACCCAGTTAGCTCCACTAGCAATTGGCTCATCCATAACTCTTACTGCAAAACGTCTGTCATCAAAAACAAGTTTATCAGTAAAAGCAAAGTACTTCTCAGCCAATACAAGTTCAAAAATAGTTTGGTTAACCCCCGGTCTTAATACATCAGCAGCATTGAATCCTACGATTGCAACTGCTTTCTCATCATCACCTTTTAGGTACCACTCAAAATCAGCGTCAGAAGGAAGTTCCTCCTCTGCACCCATCATTGAGAATAATGCATCCATACCTGCGTATGAGTACATTCCAAATACTCTAGACATAATGCTAGATACCAAATTTGGTTGTTCGTTAAATACAGATCCAAGGTGGTTGTCAGTTGTCAAACCAGACCATGACTTCCCCTGATAAACCTGTAATGTATTTACATTTTGATTTGCCATTTTTATTCTATTTATTTATTATTATAATTTTAAAGCCTTTTTCATAATACTAAGGTCAACTCCTTTAAGTCTTTTACCTGCTTTAGTAGCAGTAGAACTTAATCCATCAGCCTGTTCTTTTAGGTTTCTTGTAGCCTTAGTAGTAGCAATATTCTCAAACACTGAGAAATCACCTTTAAGTACTGTAGCTAAATAAGCAACCTGTAAATCAAAGTCAGGATTTTGTTCTCTATATTTCATCACAGCATTCTTACCATTTTTATCAACTTGTGTGATTCCTTTATAAAGCTCCTTTCTTTGCTTATCTGTAATCTTAATTCCTGGTATAATTTCTTCCTTAGCATCAATAGTTGATTTCATAGAAGTTAACCAGTCATTGTATTCTTGTTTTCTCTGTAAACTCATTTGCTTCTCTCTCTCAACCATTTGTTGTTTTTGAGCAGCTTCATATTGTACAAGTTTACCATGAGCCTTCTTAGCCATTTTCTCAAGTAATCCTGAATCCTCATAATCAATTAGGGTATCTCTAATATCCTCATCAGTTTCTCCAGATAACTTAAGGTATCTAGCTAGCATATCTTTTTGTAGTGATTCAGACTCTTCAATCTTTTCAGTTGGGATAGATGCAATTTCCATTACTTTTCTATCCGCCTTAAGTAAGTCTTGAATGCTTACACCTTGTTCATAATTTTCAAGAAGGTATTTAGCCTCATCTGGCAACCCTTCTTTATACTCCTCCAATGCAGCATCTAAATCTGCTTGAAGTTTTTGTTTAGCCTTTTCAGCAAACCATTCTAAGTCTGCCTCTTCAGGTACTTCTTCGTCTTCCCCTAAAGCTATAATTCCTTCCTCAGCAAATGCTTGAAAGATATTTACATCTCCAGTTTCTTCAAAACCTCCAAGATCTTCCTCTGCTGGAATCTCTCTTCCAACATGCAAGTCCCTTGCTTTGTTGTTATCTTCTAAAGGTTCTAAATCTGGTGCAGAATCATCACCCTCAGCTTTTACTTCATCCTCCGTTGGAATGCCACCTGCATTAGCAGACACATTGGCTTCTGGGTTCCCCATACTACCAAGTTCTCCTAGGTCAAGTCCATCCATTGGATTATCAAATACTCCTCCTTCCATTTCTACTTTTATTATTAATTAAACAAATCTACGAAAAATATTTTAAATAAACAAGCTATTAAAAAAATTAAAATTGTTATTTATAGCTTATTTTTTATTTTTGTTTTTATCAGCTTCTTTCTTAGCTTTTCTGTCCTTTTCTTTATTTTCAGAATCAGCTTTTATCTTTTTATCTTGTAAATCTAATTTTCTTTCTTCTATATCTAGTTTACGTTTATTATGCTCACTAGCTATTTTTAGCTTAGCAATCTCTAATTGATCTGGTACACCATTATCATTTGAGTCTTGGTCTTGTAAGAATTTGAAAGAATTAATCTCAGCAACTCTGATCTTAGTCTCATTATCCTTATCAATCTTATAGTAATCTTTCTCAATCTCAGCCTGTTTAGTAGCATTCTCAGCTTGTGCAGCCTGTGCTTGCATTTCTTGAGCTTGTTGTTGTTGAGCTTCTTGTCTCTGTTGCATTTGCTCTTCAACCTTCATTAACTTAGCTTTTACATCAGCTAAAGATTCTGAAGTATAAATGTCAGCAACAGAAGATAACATGATTCTTTCATTCTGCATAGCTGCATGCGTAAGCTCCTTCATCATTTCTAAGGCTTCTCTATCCTTGTCTGAATCAGATACAAATACTCCGTATTCTGCATTAGCAAACTCATTACCATCTAAAGAGAAAAAAGTTGCAGCCATATCATCAGTGATATACTGTAACTTCTTTGAACCATCTTTCCAAGCTTCTTTAGCTGCCTCAATTAGAGTTTCTAATACACGCTTCTTAGTGAAGTTATGTAACTGGAACCACTTCTCTGTAATGTGAGATGATTGGGTTACAGCTCTCTTAGTATTACCTACAGTTTCTGATGCTGAAATAGCACCTAGTCTCTGATCAGTAACACCTGCTAGTTCTTTAATCTTGCTTTCAATAAACTCAATAAGCTGGATATGCCCATTAATAGCATTACCAGTCTCAAGGTCTAGTGCTTTGTTTTGAGTAGATTGGTTTGCAAGCTTGCCTGTAGCCTGTCCTTTTTTACCTTCATTAAATGAGTCCACAAACCCAAACTTCATAGCTGTAGCATAGTACAACCACTTTTCAATTTCCCATCCATCTGGGATTAATGCAAGGTCAATAAGTGCTATCTTCCCTTGGTTAGCAGCAATAAGGAGCTCTGTCCTATACCACATTACAATGTAAAGATAAATCCAAGGTACTAGCCTATCCATAAGAGAGACAGACTGAGAGTTGTTAGCATTATACACTGTACCTACATAACCTGACTTACATGCAGAGATGTTGTCCATTCTTCTGAACTGTAAGCTCTTTGGTTTGATATTCACATAAATATCAGCACCAATCTTTACTCCTTCCCAATACTCGTTAATCCAGAACCATTTTACTTTTTCACCTGGTGCCTTTTTGTATGACTCATCTACAAACTTAGATTGCTCTATACCAAACTCATCTACATAGATTAACTCTCCTACTTTCTTCTTAGACTTCCAAGTTACAAAACAGACTCTAACATTTCCATCGGAATCATAGAAAGAATAGTTGTAAGTTAATGGGGCTTTCTCTTCTTCTAAATAAGCCCTTGCTGGTAGAATGGTATCACTAGCATGGAATTCACCCATGGCATTTTCTGAATCCTCTAGATCATCAATCTGTGTTGGGGTAAGCTGGTCATAAAACATGTCTACTATCTCAGATACGGATAACCATGTTTCTTCTACGATAACCTCAGCTTCATCTAGGGTATATTGATTATGTGGTAGTAATGCAGTAATCTCTATTGGGTTAGCTCTCTTGACAATTGGCTCACCTGCAACCACACCTACTTTATAAATTTCTTCTCCTGCTAATAAAGCATCCTCCCAACCATATTGGAA